GATCGCGTCGGATGGCTCGACCTGGAACGGCGGCGGCTCGGGCGCAGGTTGGTCCCCCTTCAAGCTCACCGCCACGCTGTCCTCACCGCAGCCCGGCATGGCCGGCTACCTGCACGCGCGGGTGCGCGCCGCGAAGCCGTCGACGACCTATTACATAGACCCGAAGATCATCTTGACATAACGGAGAAAAGCCTATGACCGAGGAACGCGCCGAGGCGCGCGAATCCAGTGACGCGTCTGTCATCCGCGGCAGCGGCCTCGGCGAGCACGCCGACGCGCACGGCCGCTATGAGATCGAATGCCGCGGGGCCGCCGGCAAGCTTAAATGGCGCGAAGTGATCGACAACGTGGTGGCCACCGTTGGCAAGAACCTGGCGCTGGATTCGTTCCTCGCCGGGACAGCGTACACGGTGACCGGGCCATTCATGGGCCTGATCTCGTCGACCTCCTATACCGCGGTCGCCGCAACCGACACGATGGCTTCGCATTCGGGATGGCTCGAGGCCGGCGGCACCAATGCACCAGCCTATTCCGGCAACCGCAAGACCGCAGTTTGGTCCGCAGCGACGGCGGGATCGAAGGCGCTGTCGGCGGCGCTGTCGTTCGCCATCACCAGCACCGGGACCGTCAAGGGGGCGTTCCTGTGCTTCGGCACCGGCGCGGTCGCCACCAAGGACGACGCCAACGGCACGCTGTGGTCGGCCGGCACATTCTCGACCGGCGACAAGGCGGTGGTGAACGGGGATACGCTGAATATCAACTACTCAACGAGCCTGTAAGGATCAGGAGCCGAACAATGTCGATACTCATTTCGTTCCTGTATCTGCTGTTATATATAGCCATCGTCATCTTCGTGGCGTTCGCGATTCGGTGGTTGATCGTCAGCTTCATGGGCTGGTCGATTGACGCAAATATCGAGAAGTGGGGCCGCGTCATCGTCGGTCTGCTGTGCCTCATCGCGATCGTGGTCTGGCTTGCTGGTGTATTGGGTATGGGTCCGGGGCTGCCGCATCCCGTCTACGGGAGATACTGATGCGCGGCTGGATCATCGCCATCGGCTTCGCGCTGATCCTCGTGGCCGGGATCTGGGTCGTGCATACGCTCGAGGCGATGTACCCATGATGACCTCGGTCAGGTCGTGGTTCGCAGATAACCAGGCGCTGGTCTACTTCCTGGTGGCGCAGGGCGTTGCCATCGGAGCTGCGGTCTTGAGCATTACAGCCTACATGGTCGAGCTAGAGGCGCGCGTGACCACGCTCGAAGTGCGCGGCTCGCCGCATCTCGCTGAGATCAACAATCGCTTGACGGTGACCGAGAAAGAAACGCAGGCCAATAAACAGCGATTGGAACGGATCGTTGACGTGATGACTAAGAGGCTAAACATAAACCCATGAATGAAAATCTCACATTGACCCAGGCCGGCGCGAACCTCATCAAGCATTTCGAGAGCTGTTTGAAGGAGGATGGCGACCGGTTTCGTCCTTACCGGTGTCCGGCCAACGTGCTGACGATTGGCTGGGGCCACACCAATCACCACGGCGAGAAATTTGACGAATCTTCGCGATGGACGCAGGCGATGTGCGACGACGCTTTCCTCGATGACATGGATGGGTTCGAGGACGCGGTTCGCAGGCTAGTCAAGGTCGAGCTGGAGCCGTGGCAGTTTGATGCGCTCGTGTCATTCACCTACAACTGCGGCGAAGGCAATCTGCAGAAGTCCACGCTGCTGAAGAAGATCAATGCCGGGGATTTCGAAGGCGCTGCAGATGAGTTTAAGCGTTGGAATAAAGCCAACGGCAAGGTCTTGGCTGGCTTGGTGCGGCGGCGGGCCAGCGAAGCCTTGGTGTTTCAGAACATCACCGATGAGGACTACGACGGTAAGCCGGACAAGGTCATTCGGCCGATACCGGAACCGATGCCGCAGGAGGTCGACAGTCCCGATGACTAGGCGGTAAGGTGAAGGCGTTACCCCCCATGACTTGGCCCCGCCGCAAGCGGGGCTTTTTTTATTTCTTCGGCGGGCAGTTGTTCAGCAGCCCTTTCCGTATGGCGATGGCGACGGCGTTGGCGCGGTTGGCGGCACCGAGATGGGTCTTGATGCGCTCGATATGATCGAGGACCGTGGTCGTTGACACGCCGAGCTCGCGGGCGATGGTCTTTGCCGTTTTGCCGTCCGCGATGAGGCGCAAGACGTGCCGTTGGCGCTCGGTCAGCGTCATCGACGGAGGGCGCGCGCGCTTTGGTCTATGGGGCATTGCAACCCCACCGTACCGTTGAAACATTTGGGTATACGCCCCTAAGAAATTATGGGTCAAATTAACGTGAAAATCGCGCAAAGGAATCATAATTGACACAACCCATGGATGGCGGGCGCCGGCCGAGCCGCTAGCGGCGGCGGCTATAAGAGGAAATGGGAGTCATATAGCTACACGTTTTGGTGGCAATGCGTGTCATCCTGGCTTCATATTGGATCGGGGCGGTAACGACGGCTGGAGAAAAATACCGGGGATCAATCACACGCAACTTAACTCAAGAGGAGCGACGGTGATGGGCCAGGTAATCAGCGAGAGAGATGCGGTCATTGGCAAGCGGATCGCGCAGATCCGCGAGCACCGGTTGATGACGCAGGCCGCGCTCGGCCAGGCGATCGGGGTCTCGAAGCACGCCATTTATCATTTTGAGAACGGGCATCGGCGGATCACCGTCAAGGTGCTCGAGCACATGGCGCGCGCGCTGCGGTGCAAAATGAAGGACATGCGCATGGACCCGGCAGAGGCTGGCCCACCGCGCGTGCGGGCCGCGCCCATACCGCGCATCCGGCCGAAGTCGCGGGGGGAAACCACCAATGCAACAGCGCGACCACCCGACGACCAGGGCTGAGCCCGAGCCTTCAGGATGAACCGTGGTGCGCCCACGCCGGCCGGGCGGCATGGGTAGCGGCCGCGTCCGGGATGCGCATGGGCGGCCGCCGCTGGGCGCTGGGCGAGTCAAGTGTGGGAGAAGTGTGGGTAGTTGGTCTGGCGAGGACTTCAGCCGACCCTAACCCGGCGCCCCTATCGCGCCCATCTGCGCAAAAACCCTACCCAGGCCCTACCCAGCCGCCTTTCCTGGGTAGGGAGTCACAGGCTAAACCATTGATAGATTGAATGTATTAACAGCGCATCAGCCGCGACTCTGCACCTGTATTGTGTGATTTTTACGCTTGCAATGCATGGCGAGGTGGCGCTAAGGTTGGAAACCTGATGCAGAAAAGCGCGATGTATCAATGACTAACCGCACACTAGCGTGGAAACCAATGGAAATGGGTTGAAACCAATATCAGACCAAAACCCTACCCAGGCCCTACCCAGGCCCTACCCAGAAACGCACAAAGGCTCTTACGAATGAAGCTCTCCGACAAGACGATCCGCACCCTGGCCTGCCCGGCCGGCAAGATCGACACGACATTCTGGGATGAGGACATCCCCGGCTTCGGGCTCCGCGTCCGCGCCGGCGGCGCCCGGACCTGGACCGTCATGTACGAGGTCGACGGCCGGGCCCGGAAGATATCGTTCGGCTCGCCGGCGATCGTTCCCGCAGCCGCGGCGCGCGCCAAGGCCAAGGACTTGCTGGCGGTCCGCCAGCTTGGCGGCGACCCGGCGGCCGACCGATCTCGCGCTCGGGTCGAGGCGGCCACCACGATCGGCGCCCTGCTGCCGCGATACTTCGACTGGAAGCGCCCGCGGTTGAAGCCGGCGACACTGCGCGAGGTAATCCGGCACCTCAACAAGCATTTGCTCCCGCTGCACCGCGAGGCGATTACGGCCGTGACCCGCGCCATGATCGCCCGGCGCCTCACCGAGGTCAGCGCGTCCAGCGGCGCGGCGACGGCCACCAGGTCGCGCGCTTCCTGGTCCGCGTTCTTTATGTGGGCCTGCCGCGAAGGGCTGATCGAGAGCAACCCGGTCGCATTCACGAACCTGCCGTGCGAACCCTTCGTCCGCGACCACGTCGTCACTGATCCCGAGCTCGGCGCTATCTGGCGCGCGCTCGGCGATGCCGTGGACGACGACTATGCGGCCATCGTCCGGCTTCTCATCCTCACCGGTGCCCGGCGCGACGAGATCGCTAGCCTGCGGCGCGGCGAGGTCGATATTGGGGCGGCGCTGATCACCCTGCCGGGCGCCCGCGTCAAGAATAGGCGCGAGCATGTCATCCCGCTCTCGCCGCCCGCGCGTGCCATCCTCGCGGCCCGGCTGCAGCACCGGCCCGATCGAGATCTGGTTTTCGGCTACGGCGACGGCCCGTTCTCCCAATTCACTGCGCCCAAAAAACAGCTCGACGCCAAGCTCGGCGCCGCGGTGGCGCCCTGGCGCCTGCACGACTTCCGGCGCTCGATATCGACCGCCTTGCACGAGCGCTTCGACGTACCGCCCCATATCGTGGAGGCGATTCTCGGCCATGTCGGTGGCCACAAGAGCGGCGTGGGTGGCGTCTACAATAAGGCCCTCTACCTCGACCAGCGTCGCGCCGCGCTCGAGCGGTGGGCCGCGCATGTCATGCAGCTCGCCGGCAGCGCGGACGAGGCGTCCACCGATAATGTCGTTTCAATACGAAAGGGAAACTAAGTTTGCGCGCTCGCGCCCGTCATGGGCGGTCCTCTGGCGCCGGCTCGATGCCATCTGCAAGCGCCTTGGCGATGACGGTCTCTGCCGCGCGCATGTACTGATCCGAGGCAACGCAGTCGCCGTGGAGGTCGATCAGCACCCGCAACAACTCTTCCGTTATGGTGGTGCGGCTCACGGGGATAGCTTTCATTCCTGGTTTCCACTTTCCGTATCTGCAAACCGCGCGGCGGATGCCCGCACCAAGCGGTCAACAGCGGCCGGAACTTCCGGGCCGTTTGGAACAACCTCAATGGCGATATCTTGCTCCTCGCCATCGATCTCTTTGACCGCCGTCAGGCTCGCCTCCCCGGTAGTTAGGTGCTCGCATTCATAACGGCCGCCGCTTTCGATGAATCGACGCGCCAAGGCTTGGATGTCGGACGGGCGATCAATTTCCACATCCCGTCGCCGCCCATTGGGGCGTAGGTACTGCGTGAAAGGTATTGTCATCTCTTCATCTCTGGTGCGCAGAACTCTCGAGTGCGCCTCGGTTTACAGCGCCAACTCCACTTGCTTTGCCGAGACGGCCCAACTCGATCCGCACTGCACCATGTCCCATCTATCCGCCATCTTGCGTGCCGTGTTCTGATCTCGATTGTGGTTGCGGGCGATGTCCGTGCTATCGACAGAGGCAAACGGCCACCGCTCGCCCGAGCAGGCCATTCCGCGCAGCATGTGGACCCACGGCAAGCGATGGTGCTGCTTTGCCAGCCGATCCCACGCCTCATCCATCCGGCGCTTCCAGGAATCCGACATCACATCGGCATAGTTCGAGGTCGAGCCGATGCAGACTTTCGGCCAGCCGTCGCAGAGTTTAGCGAGGCGATCGAACGGTTCATCCATGTGCCAGACTGGGGCGCCGCGCTCCCCGAACGGCCACTGCAGGATCAGGCCGTCTTGAACATCGGCACCGCCGTCGATCTCATCCGGAATCACGGCCCAGGTCGTCGGGTAATTCAGCCATTCGTCGGACCATCCGTAATAGGACGGCCAATTCGTCGGGGTTCCCTTCTTCCATTTCGAGAAGGCCCCATTATCGAGCATCACCGATTGCCCAATCATGTGGCAGCGCGACACGTCAGCCGGATGCGCAAACGACACACAGAAGCACCGCCCCGCCAGTTCGTAGAGCGCGGTCATCGGCGTGATCGGCGTGCCGTGGTAATGCATGGTCATAGGGCTCCCTCTGACATTCGCCGCAACGACGCCGCGCGCCAGCCGACGAAGGCAATTGCGGCATGGACCTTGCCGATGACCTGTCCCGTTATGTGGTCAAACGAGCCGAACGCCAGCCAAAGGAAAAGCGCGCTATCCACGACCGCACCGGCAAGGCAGCTCAGCACGATGGCCAATGCGAACCGACTTTTTGCGAGCGGCGTATAAACCGCAAAATCCGCCAACTCGGACATGAGGAAGGCAGCACCAGAGGCCAGCGCGAGGGCTGGGACGGCGATCAGGAATGACAACGCCGTGCCTGCCCCAATGCAGACGAGCGACCAGCGCACGCCGTACTGGCGCTGAACGATGTCGCGCAAGACGAGCGCTGCCCCGATCATGAGCACGCCAGAGGGTGCCATGATGCCCGGCGCAACGGGGATCAGGCACGGGCCGTTCGGTATGCAAACGGTGCCGAAGTTGCCAATCAGCCAATTCGCGGCCGGGATTGTGAGAATATAGAGGCCAATAAGGATCATGGGATTAGCTTTCAAAATCTGGTTTCCATTATTCCCGAGTGCTCACCGCTTCGAACAAGCGGCAGACGATCTTGGTCATGTCAGCACTCCAAGCTCCTTGATGCCAACCAGCAGCGTCGGCGGCAGCGGATGCCCATCTTTGGCGTGGCGCCATAGGTGCAGGCAGTGCGGGTGATTGTTGACGTAGGCCAGTTTTTCCGGGTGGAATTGGATGACGGTTTCGGCGTCGTCCCAGAACAAATCCTTGACGAAACACATCTCCTGCCAATTTGGGTTTCGCCGCCGCAGCGAGACGCTGACGTGCTCCCAGCCGTGGGCGGCGATTAACTGGCCGTTGCTGGCAATGATCGTGAGTTCCTCGCCGCATGGTCCCTGGATGCGAAATGCGCCCTCCGGGCCGTAGGAGCTATCGCTGGCCAGTCGGCCAGCAGTGAACCGGCCGCGCTCGAGGCGCTCAGGCAGTACAGACCTCATGCGGTCAACCTCCACCTAAAATATTCCCAGGGCGAAATCTCATCGAGCCGCTCGCGGAATCTCCCAGTTAAAGGGCCTTTAAACCCGCTTTAAAGCGGTTCCCTCACCTGCTGTCTGCGCCATCGCTGCCGTTGCCCTTCTTCGGCTCGCCGGCGTCGAGTCGCTCCTGCAACGCGCGGATGGTCTCGATGGCCCCGGTCGCGCGGCCCACAAATTCGGCAACGCGCTCGCCGGCAATCTGTGAATGCTTGCGCATGGCTGTGGCGAGCTCGCGCATGTTCTCCGCAATCTCGAAGGCGCCGTCTTGAAGGGCTTGTGCGGCCCGCTCGATCTCGTGCGCGGCTGACTCGCCGATCTGATCGACGGCTTGCACGGTGACGCCGGCGAGCGCCAGCGGGTCACGGGCGCGAGGCGGCGCGTCGTTTTTCCCGTGCTCGCCGACTTCCTGGGCTTGGTCGCGGATTTGCAGCGGGCGGACGCGGTCGTGCTCTTGCTCGATGGTCATGCTTCCTCCTTGGTGGCTTCGTCGTATTCATCGAGAAATTTTTGTGACACGGCGACTACGCAGCCGCTCGATTTCGGCCTCGCGGTTGCCGATAAGCGCGTGCAACAGCGCGTTGGCCTTCATCAGGTCATCGCGTTCGGCCGCCAAGCAGATTGGGCACATTCCGTCTGCGACCGCTGCCTCAGATTCCCAGTGCGCGTGCCTGCATGTCATTTGGAATTCAACCCAAATGCACTCTGGCGCACGGCGCCCAGCACCGATCGACGATCTTTCCGGTCGGATCGAGCAACCTCACTTCTCCCTGTCGTAAGTCGCGCTTGATCTTATCGAAGACGGGCCGGACTGACGATTCGTCCGGTCCTACGGCGCGAACCTTGCGTGTATCAGAATAGCGCCCGCCGTGACGATCAACGATCCATGGATTTAGAAACGTCGTCGTCATTTCACCGCCTCGACCAGCTTGCGCCGGTTCTCGAGCGACAGTGCCAAATAGACTTCTAGAAACAGGTTGCCTTTGTCCTGACTGGTGGCGCGGAATATGACCCAGGGCACATCGTCTTTGTTGTAATTAATCGTGACGTTGCCGTGCTGGTCAACAGCGTAGACGTTCAGCCTATTCTTGCTCATCGCCGTCATCTTACGCATTTCCAGTACCTCCATCCGTTGGCTTTCGTGTACCAAGTGCGTCCGCGCGGGCCGCAGACCGGATCCCCGCCTTCGCGGGGACTGGGCGGCTTCAGCGGCAGCGCGATTGACGGCTCGGCCGCGGGCGCAACGATCGCCACCGGCTTCGGCTGCGGCGGCTCGACTATTGGCTCGGCCGCGGGTAGTAGGAGCCGATCGGACTTGCCTTCCGCGACGATAGGCGCCTGGCGCTCGACGAGGACCGCCGATGGCGCGGGCCAGCCGATGTAGACGACGAGCAGCGACACGGTCGCCGCGATCCCGAACGTCGCCGCGCCGAGATGGGTCATGGCACCAGCAGCCTCGATCGTCGCTGCGTCAAGGCTGCGGCAATCTCGCCTTGCATCTGGCCGGCCCCGAATGCTTGAGCCAGCCGCGCGGCGAGGTCCATCACGTCCTGCTTGTCGCGCAGGCGCTCGATGCGGCTGTCGGACACCAAGTCGACGATCTCGTCGGGGAAGAGCTCGTGGGTCATGGCTCGTCACTCCGATCTTTGATCCGCAGGGCGTCGCGTAGCCGCATGCCGATCCGGCCAGGGCTGATCTGAATCACCTTGTCGGGGTGACTGTCCTTGAGCGTCCGCTCGCTGATGCCGGCCAATTGCGCGGCCTGCTTGATGCTGACGATCCGCATCATGTACACGGCGTCCGGCAGCTCGATATCCTCGACCCGTTTTCTGCTCACTTTGGCATTTCCTCTGTCATCGTCTCGGATTGCGGTGGCACAGTCGGCGTCGTCTCCGTCGAAGGCTGGTCGGGGGACGTCCCGGCGAAATGATCGAGCACGTTGCCGAATGCCGCGCCGCGCTGGTCGTCGATTGCCTGGACGGTTTCGACGCCGAGCGATTCCGCCTCGTCGCGCTGCAGGAATATGTCGATGTCGCTGGATTTCGGCAGCAGCTTCGAGAGCACGCGCAATGCCGTTTTCTTCATCATTTCGTCCGGCCATTGTTTCCAGGGCGCATCGTCGCGCGAGGCCCGGCTCATGGCGCGGCGCTTGTCGATTTCGGCCATGGAAAGATCGGCGATGAAGCTACCGCCCTCCTTGGTGGTCGCCAGCGCGTAGACCCGCCGGATTTTCTTGCCGGAATTATCGTCGGCGGGGACGTGCTTAAAATGCTCGCCCTCCTGGGTGATCCAATGCTCGTAAACGTCGCCCTCGAAGACGATGCCGGTGCCGACCCAACGGAACTGCCCGCTGTTGCGGAACTTCTTCAACAGCCCTTGGTACATCGGCAGATATTGCGCCTTGTCCTTGTAGGGCACGATCGCCGCTTCCTGGCCGTCCGGCAGCAAGCCGTCTTGCGCGCAGCGCATGCAGGAAAGCCAGAGCGAACGCCGCTCGCACGCCATCAAAGCAGGGTTGAGCTGCACCGCGGTCATCACCGACGAGATGAACCGTTCCGGCTTCATGTGCGGCGGCAGTGCCGTGCGCAAGGAATCGACGCGCTCCTGGAGATAAGAGTTGAGCACGACCAGCGGGTGGTTTTGTTTGGTTGCGGCTTCGGTCATCTCATTTCCTCGTTGGTTAAAGATGGTGCGCGCCCGGCAGCTTGAAGTTGGGCTTCACACGTGCCCCGGCCGGGCGCGCTTCGCGGTCGCACCTCGCGCTTGGGCTTCAGAGATTATGTGGCGACCGCAAACTTTCATTGCTTGTTCTCCGCGCGATGATGGATGCGCAGCGTGCGGATGTCCTTTGCTTTCATGACGTATTCTGCTCTGTGCGTCGTCTTCCAGGTGATGTTCCAATCCGGCAAGCCGACGACACTTTCGGCGTCGCGCATGCGAAATTTGATCGCGGTCTCGATCTCGTCCTTGCGGGCTTCGAAACCTTTCATTGCCGTCATGATCTCGGCGCGCTGATCGAGCAACGCAGGCAGTTCGTTGTCGCCGCTCAGGTCGACCGTCGTGCCGACAACCTCGTGCGGCGCGATCACCTTGAGCAGCTCGGCGTCCTTGCCGTAATCTGGATCTGGCTCACGTCCAGCGGCGACGTCAGCCCAGAATTGGGCGACCGCCGCTTTGATGCGCTGCTCGGCGGCAGGGTGCCGCGGCACCTCGATGAGGGCCAATGCGAGATCGAAGGCATCGACCCGCAGGACGGCGACGGCTCCGAAGGCGGCCTCGGTCAGCATCGCTTCGGTGAGCACTTGCAGTTGAATCCAAAACGGCACCGTGGCGCCGCCTTCCCAGTCGCGCTCAAAGATGTGCGGGGCGGCGGTCTTCGTCTGCAACACGCCGAGGCCGCGCGGATCGCCGTGAATGAAGAAATCGGGAGTGGCACCGAGATGGAGTTCGGGATCACGATAATAAGAATCGCATTTCTCGATCTTCCAGTCCGCCCGCTCCTCGCTGACTGCGAGCGCGACCGCCGGCTCCATCAACCGACCACGCCGCAACACGCGATCGTCGGCTTGGTCAAATTCGATTCCGGAATAGGTGAGGTAAAGTTTGAGCGCCGACGTGTACGGATGGGCGCCGAAGAGCGCGGCAACGACGCTGGCGGTTACGTCCGGCTTGCGCAGATTCAGCCATTGATCGCGGCTGGTGATCTCGATGCGCTCGATCATCGGATCACCGGCAATGGAAGTGCGCGCCCGGCAAGGCGACGGTGGGTATCACCAGCCTTGGGGCCGGGCGCGCTTCGCGGTCGCATGGGCGGAATGGGCTTCAGCCATGAAATGGCGGCCGCAAACGGAATAAGTGCGCGCCCGGCATTGAGCTGTTGGGCATCAATGACTATCTGGCCGGGCGCGCTTCGCGGTCGCATGAGCAACCTGGGCTTCAGCCGGTTTTTGGCGACCGCAAACATCATCATCACTCCGCGGCCTGGCGCGGGCGTTCGATCGCATGGCCGGCGCGGGCGTGCCACTCGATATGCAAGTCTTTCAGAAAGGCTTTCATCGCGACTCGCAGGCCGTCCATCCGTGAATGACCCTTCGTCCAATCCGGGTGAGTGATCGCCGTGTGTGCGCGCCGGGCCGCATAAATCTCGCCATACGGGCCCTTAGGCTTCCCTTCGTCGGCGCCGGCCTTCTTGGCGCTGATCCATTGTGCGTTCACCAGCCAGATGGCGATCTGGTGCATGAGCGCGTATCGTTGCCCGGAGAAAGGATGCTCGACCCACTCCTCGGAAGTCAGCGCGCGCGGGCGCCAGGACGTGCGCTTCCATGTCGATCCGGCGAGGCCGTCGTAGGGCGCGAAGCCGAGCCGCTTCCATACTTTCGCGGGGTTCGAATAGTTCAACAGATCGCCTGTCTCGGCGATGATGGTCGCGAGGCCGAGCGGGCCGGCGCCGCGGATGCCGTCGATCCAATCCGCGACCGGCAGCGATGCTGCAAGTTCCTCCATCCGCTTTTCGCAACCGGCGCGCAGCTCGTCGAATGGCTGGCGGCCCTTGTCGACCGTCAGCACCAGCTCGAAAATGCGCTGATCGCCAGTCCCCTCGCGCGCCGCGGTGATGATCGCTTTCACCTCGCGATTGTATTTCTCGCGTTCCTTTTCGTCGGCATCCCACGTCCAGCCGGTCGCGTTGATGCGAATAAAGGATTCAAGCGAACGGTCCATTTTTTGTTGTTGTTTCATCGCTTGCCGGCGGAAGCGGTGTTCGGTCTTAATGTCGTCAATGGCGGTCATGCGTGTTCGCTCCTGTGAGAAAGTGCGCGCCCGGCAAGGCGACGGTGGGTATCACCAGCCTTGGGGCCGGGCGCGCGCGGTCGCATGGCAAAGTTGGACTTCAACCAGCAAATGGCGACCGCATGGGTGATTGGTACGCGCCCGGCATTCTTCGAATGGGCATCAAGCCTACCTTGGCCGGGCGCGCGCGGTCGCAACGCTTCTGTGGGTTTCAGTGGCTGCCTGGCGACCGATTGGTTGATAGGGACGCGCCCGGCAACCCTCGAATGGGCATCACCATGGGCTTGGCCGGGCGCGAGCGGTCGCAAAGGCTCATTGGGCTTCATCTGCCCGATGGCGACCGCATTCGGAATATTGTTCATGGCGCGATGGCTCGGCGGGTGTCGCGTTGCGTCTCGAGCCATGTGACCCACGCCTGCATACCTTCCCCAATCAGGCGCGGCGCCTCGACATCGGCCTCGTCGCTCAAAAGTTGGAGCTGGGCCTCGCCGATGACATCCTTGACTTTGGACGAATGGTCGGTGACGCGGACGTGCGCCTCTATCTTGTCGAGCAGAATGAAATTGGCCGTGGCTTCGTTGCCGTACCGGAGGTAGCTGGCCGCGTTGAAAGCGTTATTGTGCCGCAACGCTTGCAGCTCGCCCCACCGCAGTTCGCCGATCGGCCGCCCACCGATTTGGCGGTCATAGGCGCTTGCCATCGATGCTGCGGCATGACCGGCGGATCGCAAAGCGGCCTCGCGCTCCTCGTGGGTGCGGCGGCGATGCTGGCGAACCTTGTGCTCCTTGACCTTGATCGATCCAGCGGCCGGCGTGGCTGATGGCTGTGCCTGCGGCTGTTCTGCGGCGGCCGGTTGTGGCGGCTCGGCGGCGATGCGTTGCAGATAATCGAGCGCGATAGCCTCGCGGAGATCGCCTTTGCTCTTGAGAACCGCAGAAAACCGAGTCGCAGCGCGGCCAATGTTGCCCTTTGCGGCGTCGATAGCCTCCTTAGCGGCCGCGCGGAGATCGAGCGCCCGTGTGTTTATTCCGGCTTTGGCGAACGCATCTTTGATGGCAGTCACACTCTACCTCCTTTGAGAAAGTGCGCGCCCGGCATGCACCACATGGGCATCAATGCTCAACTGGCCGAGCGCGCGCGGTCGCACTATGCCTGTGGGTTTCAAGGCATGCCTGGCGACCGTTTTCGGGGAAAGGTGCGCGCCCGGCAGTCCTTTCCTGGACATCGCTTGACCCCTGGCCGGGCGCGCGCGGTCGCAATGGATCACTGGGCTTCAACAACATCATGGCGACCGTATTCGTTGATAGGTGCGCGCCCGGCATACCTGTCCTAGGCATCACGTTTGTCATGGCCGGGCGCGCGGCGATCGCGGCGGACAGGTCACTCGTCAGGTTCATCCGCGGCGAGCGCATCAGGTTTCCACTCATTGTTATTGGTTGCTTCTTATTTCCACTCATTGCCACTATTCGCAGCCTATTTGGCGCTGCATTTCCACCAATCAACTTTCGCTCAGGAAAATAAATAGTCAAGGCGGGCGCGGCGCAGGCGCAGCGGATAGCGCGACTCCGGCGTACTTCGCAGACGCGGCACAGAGGCACTATTCCGCGACAATCATTGGGAAATCCGCAACGCGGCAGTAGCCAAAACGGTCACCAATAATTTTTCTCCGGCGCGAAATGTGCCAGCAGGACTACGTATTGACGCCCGCGCAAGATCGGTCGCAGTGTGTGTGCTCGCGAACATTCCCGTCACGACCAAATCAATCTGGTTCACTTAACGAGAAGCCGCCGCCGCTATCAGACGCGCGGCCGAGGTGCGATGCATGAGCAGCAAGCAAATGAAGTTGATCGATGGTGACCGGCGTGCGCCTGCGCCAATGTTGCCATCCTATGATGATGCTTGCCGAACGCTCGCGCTTCTCACCGATGTTTTCGCTCTCAAGAATATCCACAACCAAGCACTTGGTATTGAGCAATATGCCGTTGCGGCAAAAGACCCGACGCTGCTCGCCGATGCGGTGCGCATCCGCTTCGAGGCCTGGCGCAACATCGGCCGCGTCATCCGCGAAATGCAGGAACGCGGCGAGCTGATCGCATCAAAAGGCGGTCGGCCTAAAAACCCTTCCGGCGGGGAAAGGGTTAAAACCATTTCCGATCTGGGACTTACTTGGAGGCAGTCATCGAACGCGCAATGGTGGCTCGACTGCTCGGAAGCCGAACGCGCTCGGCGCACGCAGAGCATCGTCGATAAAATGGTGCGTTCGCTCATGACCGACATCCTCGCGCTCGCCCAATTCACCGCCGAGGAGAAGCACCGCGAGGCGCTGCGCGAGTTGGCGATGCGCAAGCGGGTGTACCCGCAACTGATCGCTGGTGGTGGGCTGACCGCGAAGGAAGCCGCGCGCAGGATGGCGCTCATGGAGGCGATCGCCGCTGACTACGGCAAGTTTGCCGAGCAGGAGCGCCTCATATGACCGACATTCTCGCCCTCGATCTTGCGACTATCACCGGATGGGCGCGCGGGCGCGTCGGCGAGACGCCTACGTCGGGCTCGATCCGCTTCGGCACGCGCGAGGAAAGCGACGGCTGCGCCTTCGGCCACGCCATCGGGTGGTTTAGCAAGCTGCTCGAGGCCGAGCCGCGGCCGGACATCATCGCCCTCGAGGCCATGCTGCCGCCCGGCGCCAAGGTCGGGCAGACTAACTCGAGCACACGCGATCGGCTCGCCGGTTTGCACGCCATCGTCCGCGGCGTGGCACACATCCGCGGCGCCGGCGAGATCGAGATCGCCTGCTATTCGGTCGGCGACATCCGGCACCATTTCATCGGCGAGCGCAGCCTCAAGCGGGCGCAAGCCAAGCAGACGATCCTAGCGCGCTGCCAGATGCTCGGCTGGCCCGCCGTGGACAACAACGCCGGCGACGCGCTCGCGGCCTGGTCGTTCGCCTGCTCGATCATCGATCCGGCGCAGGCGCTCAAGGTGTCGCCGCTGTTTAACCAGCGATTGCGAGTGCATGTGCAATGAGGCTGCCCGACGACGCAACCGCATACGCTAGGCGCGTACAGGAGCGCATCGGATGGATACTCGACGGCAATTATGCCGAGCCCGATGATGTGTTCAAGCCGTTCGTGATCGCGCTATTGCGCCGCGCGGTCGATGGCGACGACGAGGACGTTGACCGCGCGCTCGCGGCGCTGCGCAAGCTGTTTCCGCCGAGGGCGCAATGACCAGCGAGCGATACGAATGGACCTATGCCTACGCTCAGCGCAACGAAGGGACTGGGACGAGCCGGCTCGACGACTTCCTAGCACTCGGCTGGTTGCCTCACGACAGCCTGGCGAACACCGCACACGAGCAATATGCCGTTCTCGTCGAATGGCTATGCGATTGCCATTGCCCATTTCCGCCCAAAGTAGAACGGAACACTCGATGACCACATCAGCCGCAACAACGGGACGCCTGCGACCGACCTATCACCGCTGGCGCAAATGTCCCATTCGCCTCGAGGCCGACGACTTCGCGCGGCTCTGCCATACCGCCGGCATGCGCAACACGCTGCCGATCGTGCTGCTCGAGCGCATCGTCCAAGTCACGCTGCGGGCCAATCTCATCGACGCCGTGCTGGACGACAAGCAATGACCGGCGGTCGCGTTGCGCCAATTCTGGTCTTGCGCGCGCGAGCCGAGGCGCGGTCGCTGCTCTTTAGCGCCGGCGAATTCACGCTCGGCGAGGCGCTCGACCCGCTGTTCGCCTATGCCCACAAGGCCGGCCTAGTCAAAATGCTGGGCTCGGAGGCGGTCGAGGACATCGTCTATGACGCATTTGGGATCGAGGCCGCCGCATGACAGAGCTCGGCCAATTCGAGAAAGGGTTCGCAGTCTGGAAAAGCATTCTGGCGCCGATCAAGGACATCGAGCGGCGCATGGTCATCTTTGTCAACATGGCGCAGGAAGTCGCCAGCTACGTGCAGAAGGGCCTCGAGAAAGGCACGGCGGTCGATGAGCTCTACTCAACCGCGCAAGCGTATGGCCTTATCGGGCACTTCGGCGAGGACGAAGTGCAACAACGCATCGTCGAGGCATTCGAGCACGTCGAGGCGCATCGGCCAAATGGCGCCAACGGCTCGGCCAGGCCAGGCGCGATCCGCATTCTCAGCAAAGCGGAATTCATCATGGGTTTCGTCCCGCCCGACTATCTGGTCGATGGCATCTTTCAACGCCGCTTCATTTATGCGCTGACCGGCCAGACCGGCCACGCCAAGACCGCGGTCGCGCTCCACCTAGCCCAACTCGTCAGCTCAACCGATTACAACGCCATGTTTGGATTGCACCGCGTCGAAAAGGGGCGCGTGATCTATCTCGTCGGCGAAAATCCCGACGATGTCCGCATGCGCGTCATCGGCGGCGACGCCTTCCGCTCTGACGACCCAACGCAGGACAACATCACTTTCATCCCCGGCGTCTTCGACATCGCGCAGATGTGGAGCACGATCGAGGCCGACGCTAAAGCAAACGGCGAGGCCAGCCTCGTCATCATCGATACCAGCGCAGCCTACTTTCTCGGGAACGAGGAATTAAGCAACACGCAGATGGGCGCCTATGCCCGCACGCTGCGACGACTCTCCACCTTGCCCGGCAAGCCGTGCGTCCTTGTGCTCTGCCATCCGATCAAATACGTCGCCGATCCTTCCCAATTGCTGCCGCGCGGCGGCGGCGCCTATCTCGCCGAGATGGACGGCAACCTCACGCTCTGGCGCACGAGCGACGACGTGGTGGAGCTCCACTATAACAAAATCCGCGGGCCAGGCTTCCAACCGATGTCGTTCAAGCTCGAGTCCATCAAGTCGAGCAAGCTGCTCGATCAAAAAGGTAGGCAGATCAGTACCGTCCGCGCCGTCCCCATTAGTCAGCGCGAGGAGGAACAGCACGATAACAAGGCCGAGGAAGATGAGGATCACGTGCTCGCCGCCATGCTAAAAGTGCCGGCCGACGATGGCGGCTCATTTGCCAATTGGGCAACCGATATCGGCTGGGTTCAAGACAATGGCGAAGTCTACAAAAAGAAGGTCGAGCGCCTGATCGGCAACTTGGAAAAGAAGAAACCGAAACTGACGGTCAAGATCCGCAATCGGTGGCATCTTACCGAAGACGGCAAGACCGCAGCTCGCCAGGCCGTCTTGCGGTTCAACCGAAAACAAGCGGCCGACAGCCAAGCCAGCTTGCTCTGAAAATCGGCCCGAAAATCCGGGACGAGTAGCTGTCACATTATCAAGCAAACTCCGGGTTGTGGGCTATTTTGGGACTAGGCTCTCGTCCCTCGCGTCCTGAACCCGTCCCAAATCCGCTAAGTCTTTCGGACATAAACAAAAAGACCGAGACTGTTGTCGTCCCTGCGCCCTCTTGGCGAAATCCCTAGGTTCGCCAGGGGAGGTCGGGACAGGACAACAGTGAGTCTTATATGTAGACTCTGAGTCTAAGGGGAATTTCGCCGATTTCGGAACCCGCAAATTTGACGCCATCGCCACTGCCGCGTTAAGGCAATGCGGCATGACCTTCTGGTCGGTCGCGCAAATCTACATCAATCGCGAGTCATACGTTGCGAGGCGCATCACCGATGCCGGCTTTGAGGTCTTCGCGCCCAAAACCCGCATCCGCGTCAAAGGCACATTTCGGGTCGTCGCCTTGTTCCCCGGCTACGCTTTCGTTCGCATCGTCGATCGCTGGCGCGCGGTCGCCAAAACGCCAGGCGTGCTCGGCCTGATCATGGCCGGCGACCATCCAGCCTGCTGCCCGGACGCCGAAATCGAGAAAATCAAGGGCGCAACCATGCGCAACGGGCTGGTACGACTACCGAAACCACCGAAGTCGAGGGCGTTCAAGCCCGGCCAGAACGTGCGGATTAGCTCGGGATCGTTCTGCGGCTTCAACGCGATCTACCAGGGCATGAGCCCCCGCGACCGCGAAATCGTCCTGCTCGAGATGTTCGGCCGCGAGACCCGCATCGAGCTCGGCGCCGGCGATCTCATCCAACCCGCAGACCTAGCTATTGCAGTGCGCATCAATCCAAGCTACTAGTCGCAACCGATGGAACTTTGATTGATCGCGACTTTGCGTGCATTGGTTGCTACGCATTGTTGTTGGTTTCCACTCATCGCATCTATTGAGGGCCGAAATTCACGTCCCTCGACCGCGCGGCGCGCGTTTCCAAATAAACCCCGAATTCCTGTTTCACGTGAAACGCCCACAAATGGCCGCTGGTGCGTTTTGCGCCAAGCCGCTAGGTGGGTGGCGGCCAGCGCAAACCAATGCATGGGCGCGCCTGTGGCTTTGAAGCCGGGGTAGCCTGTGTGCCGGATAGGTGATCACGTGAAGCGCGGCCCGAGTAAAATAACCAAGGAAACGAAGGCGCAGCCGGCCGAGCACGTTGAGACCCGGCCGCTAACCGCTATCACGCCGTATCCGCAGAACGCGCGCACCCACACCGACCAGCAGATCGAACTGCTCGCCAACCTCATGCTGCGCTACGGCGTCGACCAGCCGATCGTGGTTGACGAGGCCGGCGTCATCCTCAAGGGCCACGGCCGGCGGCTGGCGGCCATCAAGGCCGGCTTCAAGACGTTCCCGGTGGTGGTGCAGCGTGGTTTGTCCGATGACGACAAGCGCGCGCTGCGCATTGCCGACAACCAGGTCGCGTTGCTGGCCGGGTGGGATCAGCGATTGATGCAGCTGGAGCTCGGCGAGTTGAAGCTTGCCGGGTTCGACCTGCCGCTGCTCGGGTTCGGCGACGCCGAGTTGGCGTCGTTCCTCGATGCTAATCCGGGGCTGACCGATCCCGACGAGGTGCCCGAGGCGCCCGCGCCCGCGGTCGCGGTAAGCAGGCCGGGCGATGTGTGGCTGCTCGGCCGGCATCGGCTGGCCTGCGGCGACGCGCTATCCGAAACCGATGTGAAGCGGCTGCTCGATGGGGCGCAGATTCACCTCGCGAACTGCGATCCGCCCTATGGAATCAGCATTGTCAAAGCTACCGCCGACGGCGGTAGCAAGCCTTTTGGTTCGATCGGTGGAGTTCGGAACTCCACCGATCGAAAGCACATCGGGAATTACGACCGAGGCCGTGGACACGGCCTCGGCCAGTCTGGATTTGGCCGCGTTCCCGTGAACGCGGCCAAGGCAATAATTCCGACCGGCGTCTATGCTGAAGTCATCGGCGATGACAGCACGGACACGGCCATCGCCGCCTATAAAATGTTGATCAATCTTGCTGTCGAGACGATCGTGCTATGGGGCGGCAATTATTACGCCAACGCGCTTCCACCGTCGCGGTGCTGGTTCGCATGGGACAAAGAAGTGTCCGGAAATTTTGCCGACATGGAGTTGGCTTGGACAAATTGCGATCAGGTAGCGCGACTATTTCGGCATCAGTGGAACGGTTTAATGAAAGCCTCAGAGCGCGGGGAGCGCCGCGTGCATCCAACGCAGAAGCCGGTCGCATTGGCTGAATGGGTAATCAACACAGCCGCGCCGAAGGCTCAAACAGTGCTCGATCTTTTTATAGGCAGCGGTTCGACGTTGATCGCATCTGAACGACAAAATCGCCAGCATTTCGGTATGGAAATGGCGCCGGCCTATGTCGACGTTGCGGTGCTGCGCTGGCAGAACTTCACTGGCGAGCAGGCGACGCTCGATGGAGGCCACGGCCAAACCTTCGCGCAGGTCGCGGCCGAGCGGACGGGCCAGCGCGAGCAGCAACCCGCAGAGGCCGCAGTACCGGCATGACGACGCCCCCCGATAAGCCATTTAACTTCGCCGACATTTCCAAATCCCCTGAGCCGTACAAACGCAAGTCGCGGGCAAAGAACCCGGACTATCCCAGCAAGGGCGGCCGGCCGCACGGCGCGCTGAATAAGCGAACCATCGCGGCGATCGAGAAAGCCAAGGCGAACGCGCCGGTCGTGCAGAAACTGTCGCTGACGAGTCTGCGCGAGACCGCGCGCTATCTCGGCTCGGCGATGGCGCTCAAGCAGCCGTGGGAACCGGACGGCTCGCCGCGCCCTGGCGGCGACTACAAAGTATTCATGGATCTTGCCGTGCTGCAGCTGCGATACCTCGAGGCGATCACGCCGTACGAGGCGCCGCGACTGGCGGCGATCGCGATGGTGCCGCAGGGCGAGCGGCAGCGCACGATCGTGAACGTCACGATCCTCGACGAGCGCGGCGGCAAGGTGTTTAGCGACGAGACGATCGACGGCGAGGCGACGGCGATCGAGGATCAGCGTCCTGGTGATGAAGAAAAAGTGGCGTGATGCTCGACCGAGTACCGCGCGAGATCATCTATCGGCGGCCGCCGCTCTACGAGAAGCAGCGCGCGGCCATGTTCGATCCAACGCGCATCTCGCTGATTGAGGCCAGCACCAAGAGCGGCAAGACGGTCTCGGGTATCATCTGGCTTTACGAGAAGGCGCTGCAGGGCACGGCGGGACAAAACTTCTGGTGGGTTGCTCCGGTTTCTATACAGGCGCGCATTGCGTTTAATCGCATGCGGCAGAACTTCCTCGATCAGGACGGGCGATCGGTATTCATGGTCAACGTGGCTGATCATACGCTCACCAACGAGCGCGGTGCGGTGATTGCGTTTCGTTCAGGTGATCATCCTGACACGCTCTACGGCGAGGACGTCCACGCCGCGGTGATTGACGAGGCGTCGCGCTTCAAGGAGGAAAGCTGGCACGCGATTCGGTCGACCTTGACGGCGACGCGCGGGCCGATCCGGATCATCGGCAACGTCAAAGGCCGCAGGAATTGGTTCTACAAGCTGGCACGCACAGCTGAAGCCGGCTTTCCCAATCTCGCGTATCACAAGCTCACCGCCTATGATGCGGTGGAAGCGGGTGTGTTGGCTGACGCAGAGATCGAGTCGGCGAAGTCGATGCTGCCGGACCATGTGTTCCGCGAGCTCTACCTCGCCGAGCCGAGCGACGACGAAGGCAATCCGTTTGGTGCCGAGCATATTCGCGCCTGCATCGCGCCGCTGTCCGGCAAGCCGGCGGTAGCGTGGGGTTGGGATCTGGCGCGCAAGCAGGACTGGACGGTGGGCATCGGGCTTGATGCCGAGGGCTGCGTCGCCATTGCGCTGCGGTTTCAGAAACCGTGGTCGGAACAAGTCAAGATCATCAAGAAGTTCGTCGGCAGGACGCCGGCGTTGATCGACGAGACCGGCGTCGGCGACCCGATCGTTGAGGCGATCAAGCGCCCAGATCACGGCGAACGCGGAAACGGCGCGGAGATCTACCAACTGTCATGCCCGCGGCTCGAGGGATTTCGGTTCACCAGCGCATCCAAGCAGATGCTGATGGAAGGTCTGGCGCTGGCGATCCACGAACGCAAGGTGCGCTTTCCGCAAGGGCCAATCAGCATCGAGTTGGATAACTTCGAATATGAATTCACGCGGCTTGGTGTTCGATATTCGGCGCCTCCCGGTATGCATGACGACTGCGTTTGCGCGCTCGCGCTGGCGTGGGCGTGCTTCGAGCGCAAGAAGCGCGGATACAATCTCGACGCCATGGCCAGCTGAGGATCGCACCTGATGGGCGTCGTCACAAAACTGCGCGACGGGATGCAGAATCTGCTCGCCGGCCTCGGCGTGCCGGGCCGCGACAAGTTTGCCTCGCAGACCTACATCTTCAATCCGATGTCGCTGGCTGAGTGCGAGATCGCCTATCGCGGCGACTGGATCGCGCGCAAGTGCGTCGATATTCCGGCCTTTGACATGACGCGGGAATGGCGGGCGTGGCAGGCCGATCAGGATCAGATCACCAAGCTCGAGATGTGCGAGCGAGGCCTGTTCGTCCAGATGAAGGTCCAGCAGGCGCTTGTCAAAGCACGGCTGTACGGCGGCTCGGTTATTGTCATTG